TCAGTCGTTTTGGCAGCACTTGTTTCAGGGAAACTGACCGACGTGTTGACCGTTAATTCGTCAACCGTAATATTGCTCGCAGTAAGTCCATTGGGAAAATCGGTTGTTTGGAAGTCGTCAATAGTTGCATTGTTAATGCTTTCAACAGAAATAGTCGCACCAGTCTCTACGTTTTCTAGCCCGCGAGGTGTGATATTAAACCCTTCTTCATTGCTGCCTTGAGGAACAACGCGACCGCCAACTTCGTTTGTAAAGTAATAGGAAAATTTATTCTGCGCTCCTAAATTCTTCTGTGCTGCTGGAAGTGCTTTGCTGTAGTTAAGATAGCCAGTCCATTCCCAGGCATGGCCATAAAGTCTTAAAACACTAGGACGCCTAAATTCGACGGCCCAATTCCCTAAACCTGTTGCCGCTCCACCGCTAGGGGTTCCGGTTAGTTGACTATTGGGATCCAACTCCCGGTCAGCTTCTGCTCTTGGCGTCAGCGAGCTTCTCGCATTGCCAGTGCTAAATCCCAATGCTTTTAAGAAAGCATAAATTCCTTGATAATCAGTTGCTGATTCGTATTGAGTGCGGAGGTCGGTGGCGCTAGTCCATTCTGTTGTCCAATTAATACCTAACGTTGTGCTGTTTGCATTGGAACTCGTATCAGTATCCAAAACTAAAGTTGGGGCAACAGATCTTCTGTCATCTTCTGCTCGATAGCTTTCACTCATGTGAACGTAGATCTCGCCCCATGAGTCCGAATCAGGGTTGGAGCCTGATGCTGTTTGCGTTTTCAGTGCTTGAAAATGTTTGTTGTTGTGCTTGACAACCGTTCCAACTCGGTAATAGCCACCGGCTGCGTAGTTTACGCTTGGTGCGGCTCTACGCAACGTGATTTCTGCTGCTGTAGAAACCCCGGTAGATGAACCTTTGCCAGCGGTCCCAACAGTAAGAGTTTCGATGCCTGTTTTTGTCAATTCTCTTGAAATTTCTCCACCTGCTCGTACAGGGTCCGTCTGTATGACAAAATTTTGTTCAGGGATTCTTGCGTCAGACGTGTTTGCCAGTTGCAACGAAACGCGGCGCTCACCAGGAGTACGAGTATCAGCAAGTCGCCTGACATAGACCCGTTTGCCAACCGCCAGACTCGCGCCAGTTTCTGGGTTTGTGCCTACTGCCGTCCCTGTATCTGATTCAGTCAGGGCACCGCTGACATTCACTACAGCTGGACTGCTGCTCGACCACGCCGAAGCTGTCAATGATGTCTGCCAGTCATCTCCTGTAGGATTTTCGACCCAAATGCGGGTGCCAGACTTCAAGCTGTAATCGTCTTTGTAAAGGATGCTGGGAATCGTTGTGCTATCGCTAGTAGTCTCTAGTCCGTTGTCTAACGTGATCAAGCTTGCCGTATAAGCTGAAACCGTACCTAAGAAAATACGTCGGATGTTATTTGTTTTTTCACCCAGATCTAAAGGGACTTTTACTCGCGCAACCGTCCAATTTTCGTCTTGAGGGAAAGCAAAAGTTTTATACCCTTTGCTTAAAGCACTGCATCCTCCAAAAGACGAATTGCTGTTGGTAATTGTTACCTCCCCGCCTAAGTCTGTAAAATGGTGAATCCCTTGACCAATTGCAAAAACTGAAACTTCTTGGATTACAGCGTTATTAATTGCGCTAATATGCCGACTGAGCCGGGCTGGATCCATCCTTACGTTGTTAGGAGATGTGCCGATGTAAGTTTCATATCCGGCTGCGTTATTAACTAGGTTTGCCCACGCCCCACTGCTATATACCTGCCAACATGACATGTCTTTTTGCAAAGAAACGCCAGTGAAGTTTGCGCAGACCATTGACTTCAAGCCCTCCACCTTGGAGCCATCCATAAACGCTCCACCTAATCCGTAGTTGGAACGAATTGAGATGTTGAAAATATACGGAGATGCACTAGAAGTTGTATCCCATGCTGAAGTCGGAGCTTGAGTAATATCGATTGGGCCAACAATTTGATACTCTGTGCCTCTTGTGTTAATTAACGTGCTGGAAAGGCTGGCACCAGTACCGACAGCGGCTTCACACTTATCGTAGAAAGCGTCTAACTCAGCCTTGCTTGCAAAATGAAAGCCGTCTAATAGGTGGTGACTGGCGGAAAGGCCAGTCTTATCCATTATCGTAAAGCCAAAAAAGTACCCTGTTCCGGTAATCTTTAGTAGCCCTCGTCGGTTGCCGTAGTCTGATGCCTCATCGGTTGCTGGTGGAACATAATTAGGCCGCAGCGTAATCTTTCGCAGGTCCGCACCACATAAAGAACAACCTCTAGGCAGCAGAACTCCTCCGACAGTTGCAGGATTAAACTCAATTAGATCTGAAACTGTTGGGATCTTAGATGTTCCCCAACTTGTCAAGCTGGTATTGCTACTGCCTGGGTCGTTATAGACAGTATGAACGCCAGGACTCAAAACAATGCTGACACAATCGACTTGACCTGCATCTGTATAGTCTGTGTACCAGCTTTTGCTAGTAATAATTGCTGCTTCGATTGCAGCTCGGTTAATTGTTCTGAAGGGTCTTTGTGGGCTGAATCCACACGTTAAACGCTGCTTCTCTAACCTTTGCAGTTTTGATGCCAGTAATTCTGACCCGGTTCCTGTTTCGTAATCGTTATAGGAACCACCAACAAAATCATCGCTACCGGTATATGGGTTTACATATAACGTGAAAGGCGCATTTAATGGGTTTGCTTGTGCGGTATCTCCAGGGCTGACAGCTGCGTCACCTACGATCTGTTTGACCATATCGGTCAGCGCGGCTAACTGGCCACGAAACTCGCCTTGAGTGCTATCAATATCAGTCAGAGAACCGCTATCGCCTGCAAACTCTAAACTTGCCACGCTATGCCGCCGATACTTGGCTAAATTCTAGCGGATTCCGTGAAAGGCTCTACTGTGCTGCCTTTCTATGCAGGCTACCCTACCAACAGCTTAACTTCTTCTGTCGTCACAAATTGCACCGTGCCAGCCACAATCTCTGTGGGGCGCATATTCACGGCGCTTGCAGTTACTAAAATATTGGCTTCATAATATAGGCTACCTTCGATAGACCCACAGTTCACATCACAATCTCCTTCGCGATCAACCAGCCAAAACTGTGCTGTGGCGTTGCAGCCTTTTTCGGTCATTAGCAAAAGCTGCATAAGAGCGAGGCCGTTGTCTTTTTCGTTGCTGTAACACTTCCGGTCGATTAAAAATTCAGCTGAACCGCCGCCTGTCACTAACGACTTAACCGCGTTTCCGAATTTTTCTGATACTGATGTGCAGTCAACAGCAGGGGCGTCTAAATTTAGAGACCATTCTCGGATGTCGCATAGCTGCTGCCAGTACGGCGCTATCTGTCCTTCAGGATTTCTGGGTAGAAGATCTGCGTTGTTATAGAAAAACGTTTCGTCATTTGGGTTGCCTTCTGGTATTTGATACGTCGGTGCATCATCACAAATACTTGCCAACGTAACCGTGTCTTGTGCATCGCTGAACTGATACTCTCCTGCGGATGCAACGCACCCCCAAACAGCGTTTAGATATTCCGTGTTCCCATACGGAGAGACAGTTACTGTTCCTGCAACTGACGACAAATTAATTCGATTACCTAAACAACCAGCAAGAGCTGCGCAACGATCGCTATAAAAACTTACGCGACCCAGGGCATCAATATGGATGTAATACTCACTACTTGCACAAGCTGGGATTACGTCGCCGCCAGATGTATCGCCTTCTCTTGCGTAAAACTGCGCTGAATCTCCTGTATCTCCATCAGGGTAAGCTTCCGATCCAGTCTTGTAAAATTTATCAGTGTCATTACTTATCTGCGTCCTGTTTGGTCCTAAAAACCACTTGCTGCCAAAATAATTTGCATAACCATTAACACCCGGAGGGAATGGACCGGTTGAGGTCGGCAGGCAATCAACGCTTACATGATCTCCATTCCAATAACCTGCTTGCCAAGAGGTGTAGAGATTATTGCCAGGATGCAGAGCCGAATCTGAAATAATAAATGGCTCTGGTGCTGCTCGCTTCAAGAGCAGCTTTCCGCCAATACCAAGAACAGCCATTAGAAGTTACCGATAGGCTTTCCGCTGACCTGAAAACTAATGGAGACAGCCTGAACTGCACCAACTGAAACACTGGGGCTGATACTGGTTACGAATGCGTTGCCACTAATGCTTGTGCCTTCCTGACGATTGAACACAAAATCGACGGTATCACTTGTTTGTTCGTTGCCAAAAATAGAATTAAGCAAAGCCGCCGCAGTCCGGTTGCTGGGATCATACAAAACAGTCGCTGAACCGCTTGTACCTCTTAACCCTTCAACGTATGTCTTGTCGTAGCTGCCGATGGACGTATCCTCGAGGCTGTCTTTTGTGACGCTCAAGCTCCACTCCCTGCATTTCCCGACAACGCTGTTGTTGAATTTCAGCTGACCGTCGCTTCCTGTTAAAACTCCCATCAGCTGTCCAGAGTTGCCACCAATGATGCTTGTATTCTAGATCTTCCTGGAACTACGGATTGAACACTAGGGACTTGAGCCCATCTCCAGTTCAAATAATTTGGAATCTGACCTTCTGGCCCATTCATTCCCTCAAATAGTTCCGTTGGCAGTGTCAAAACTTTTGCCCCGCCTAAGCTGTCGTGCCAGCTTTGAAGGACTGCTGCTGTATTGGTGTCATCAAGTAAAAACTCTAGATCTAGAGTTGCATTCGATGCCTTGCTGCCATACAGCCGGGTTGTTCCCGCGCCGCTAATACTGTCAAAACGCTTGGTGGGATATTCGCCTGGGGTAAAACTGCGTCGTGTCGGACTTACTGCTGGAAAATTGATCATGGCTGCGTCCCCTCGATTACGAAATTGCTGTCGCCAAATTCGGCCACCATTTGCGAATAACCGCTGCCAGCAGTTGGATAGTAAGTCGCTACGACCTCTATGTTACCGTCTTCGTCAAATGACAGCGATTGGGTTTTATAGCTCTGAACATTGCTGATTGAATTTTTTATACAGAACACGGCAGACCTTTGAGTGCATTTGCCGTTGGTGATTGTTAGCGGTATTTCTTGAATTACATTGCCCTCCCCGTTCCACAGAAGCACACTGTAAGTACCATCTGCAATTTCAGGCCATGCTGTTACTGTCCCATCATCAGCAATAGCGCCGTTTTGTGGTTGGTCGTAGCTGATTGTTTCCATGCCTAGCTTGAAAACCGACCCAATGTCCAATGCTGCTTCTGTAGGCGTGGTTTTAAAAGTAATGCTGTGAGTGACAAGTCGGCGCGTCAAGCATTCCCATTTGGCACGAT